TTATCATCCGCACCACGAACCGTGTTGGTACGCGGTGCGCGAAAAGGCAGGCGCGACTGGTCATTGGCAAGGAGACCGCAAACAATCAACGCTCTGGCAGATTGACAAGCCGAAGAAATCCGAGACTGGACATAGCACTCAAAAGCCGGTCGAATGCATGAAGCGACCGATCGAAAACAACTCTTCGCCCGGGCAAGCGATCTACGAGCCGTTCTCGGGTTCGGGAACGACAATTATTGCGGGCGAAATGACCGGACGGCATGTTTACGCAATCGAACTCAGCCCGGCCTATGTCGATGTGGCGGTCAAACGCTGGCAAAATTTTACAGGACAAAAGGCTATTAACGAACAGACAGGAAATACATTCAATGCCTCGCAAGCCGCATGAACCAACTGAAAAAGATCGCAAGCAAGTTTCAGCAATGGCGGGCTTTGGGTTAAAGCACGACCAAATTGCAAAAATAATTGGAATCTCAGATGAAACTTTAAGAAAATATTATAGTCACGAACTTGACGTGGCAGAATCAATGATGAATGCTCAGATTGCTCAAAATCTTTATTCTATTGCAAACAGCAAAGCCCCTGGCGCTATAACAGCCGCTATTTTTTGGCTTAAAACAAGAGCCAACTGGAGAGAAACGGCTAGAACGGAAGTCACTGGCAAAGACGGTGGCGCAATCGAGATTGAAAGCAAGGTTATCAATGCAAGCGCCCTCAGCGCAGAGCAGCGCGAATCTGTGCGGCAGGCTTTGATGGCAGCTTTGGAGGTGAGTGATGAGTGATCAACAAATGACAGATGAAGAATTTGAGCAAATTGAACGCGATTATCAAGAAATGATTAGAAAGGAAATGACAAACATTGAAATAGCGGAAATGCAGCTCGATTTAGCAAAAAAGTTTAAATCAACGGTAGATGTTTACCAAGTTACTTACATTGCCGAAAACGGAATAAGGACTTTTGATTTTACCGAAGAGTTGGAGCCAGCCTTAAAACGAATGGAAAAAGAAAAAGGCAGAGTCATTCTTTTTATGAAATGGAAGAAAGAATATTGAAATGACTGAATGGTATCCAACCGAAAATGACGAAAAAATAAATGATTTAATGACGCAACTGCGCGAAGCTAAGGCGGAACTTGATCGGTTGATGAAATGGCAACCTATAATTATGCAGATTGAAGCAATTTCAAATGATAAAGAGCCAATTTGGCAACCAATAGAAACAGCACCTAAAAGTAAATCTATTTGGTTTGAAACTCCATCAATTTTGGGGAAGTTACCTAATGGAGACGTTACAAGAATAAAATATCATGAAATAAGCAAGGAACCTGGATGGTTTGGTGATTTTTCAAACGGTAAAATTAAAAATGGTTGCTGGTTAAAATTAAATGAATCTCATCAGCCAACTCATTGGATGCCACTTCCTACGCCACCGAGAAGGAGAAAAAAATGATGATTTTGATAAATTAACAGAAAAATTAGGATGGGACTAAAATGATTGATTGGTATCCAACAAAGGATGACGAGATAATGAAAAATATATATCAAGATTGCATTGATGCAGTTGATAAAATAATAAACTGCCCTTTAACAAAAGCAGGTGAAAATCAAAAAATTGAATATTCTAGTATGACTGCTTATGATTTTATGATTGCCACAGCAAAAGATATTAAAAAAGAAATTGAAAAAATTGCAAAAATTGACAATCAAGATAAAGAAACAGAACTTGAGCGAATTATAAAATTGTATGATAAAAAATGTGATGAAAATAAAGAATTGAAAATGCAAATCATTGAAATGAGTAAACACCTTAATCAAGTTCGTTTTGGCGCAACTCAAATGAATTACATTATTCGAAAAGCGCTTGGAGAGATAGAATGATTGATTACGGATGGTTTGTTTTTGGAATGTTATTTATGAGCCTTTCTGGGTTATTTTTTGGATTAGTTGTAGGGTTCCTTCTTGGTGTTGAACGAAAATTAACAAAACAGGATAAATAAAATGACTGACTGGAGAGAACAGGTCAAAGCCAATGTTGAAAAGGCTGAATCCGAAGAGTTAGAACGAAACATTGATACAATAGCAAACGGGGATTATCGCAGCCTTGCCATTAAACTTCATAAATTGTGGCAAAATGCAATGGGCACAAAGTGGCAAACTATTGAAACAGCGCCGAAAGATTCATGTCAATGGATATTGGCTACAGAAGAAGCATGTTCAAGAGTTGACCAAGTCAGATGGGTTCCTGAAGGTTTGGAAGAAGGATATAATTGGGTTACTTTGGATGGTTGGTTTCATCCGAACAAAGTTTTTAAATACTGGATGCCTTTACCGGAGCCGCCGAAATGATTTACGTTATTCTAGCGGTAGATGATTCTCTCGCATGAGTGAAACCCTGCTGCTGAACAAAGAACTGGTAGACATTCGCAAATCGTTGTTTGCGCTGGACAAGGCCGACTGCGAAGAAAGCCTGTCCGAATTTATCAAGCAATCATGGCACGCCATTGAGCCGCACGAATATATCCACAACTGGCATATCGACATGATTGCCGAACACCTGACCGCAATCACCGAAGAAATGATGATTGACGACGAGCAATACTACAACCGCCTCTGCATTAACGTTTGCCCTGGCGCAATGAAGTCCCTGCTCGTCGGAGTCATGTGGCCAGCGTGGGAACTCGGTCCGCGCAATATGCCCTACACGAAATACGTTTGCGCCTCGCACTCGCTCGATTTGGCTATTCGCGATAACGTCAAATGCCGCCGCCTCATTCAATCTGAATGGTATCAGGAACGCTGGGGAGACCGCGTTAAAATTACTGGCGACCAAAACGCCAAAGGCAAGTTTGAAACAACCGCCGGAGGATTCCGCCAAGCCGTTGCGCTCACTGGTATGACTGGCGCTCGTGGTGATCGTGTTATCATCGACGATGGCCTTAGCGTCGACGGCGCACAATCGGACGCTATTCGTCAGTCAACCATTGAAACGTTCCTAACAGCCGTTCCAACTCGCCTGAACTCTCCAGAAAAGTCAGCCATTATACAAATCTCCCAGCGCCTGCACGAAGAAGACCTAACGGGCGTTATTATGGATAAAAAACTAGGTTATGACTGGATTATGATTCCGATGGAATATGATCCAGAACGCGCCGCACCAACAATGCTAGGCGCTAGTGATCCGCGCACTGTTGCCGGAGAGTTGTACTTTCCTGCACGATTCCCCGCCCATGTTGTCGAGCGTGATAAGAAAATCATGGGATCATACGCTGTTTCCGGCCAGTTCCAGCAACAGCCCAGCCCGCAAGATGGTGGTATTATCAAGCGCGACCATTGGCAACTCTGGCCTAACGATGTGGCGCTTCCGGCGTTTGACTACATCATTGCCTCGCTGGATACGGCTTACACGACAAAGACTGAAAATGACTTTAGCGCGATGACTGTTTGGGGCGTGTTCTCTGAAGACCCGATAGCAACAGCATCAAATGCACTTCAAAAGGATGGCAAAGCCTACAAGATCGAGCGCACCTACAAGCAGCCGCACCCGAAAGTTATGATGGTCTATGCGTGGCAAGAGCGTTTGCAGCTTAATGATCTGGTGACAAAAGTTGCCAATACGATGAAAATGATGCAAGCCGAAACAATCCTGATTGAAAACAAAGCCGCAGGCATTCCCGTAGCGCAAGAGTTGCGCCGCCTGTATTCCAATAAAGGCTATCAGGTTATTCTAGATGATCCCAAGTCGCTTGACAAAATCGCCCGATTGTATTCAATCCAGCACTTGTTTGAAGATGGCCTCATTTACGCGCCGGATAAAACGTGGGTTGATCAGGTCATAACTCAGTGCATGATGTTTCCGAAAGGCAAACATGACGATCTCGTAGACACTGTCAGCTCTGCATTGCGATTCTTGAGAAAAGCGGGTATGATGGAACGTGCGGAAGAAGTGCAGCAAAGCTACGAAGATTTAATGCGTCGGCCAACCACACAACCCGCGCCATTGTATTCGGTTTAAGGATTAAACTATGCCACTCGTTCCGTCTCACATTCGTCTCATGCCGCAATCAGAGGAATCACCTTCATTCGACAGTGAAGACGTGGCAATCGAAAACGAAGATGAATCCGACGGAAAGACATACGATGACAAGGGCAATGTTATAACCATCGAGTTTCCAGATGGATCAATCTCATTGTCACTGGATGGATCCCCACTGGAAAGCGCTGGTAAGCCAAACCGTAAAGACTGGTTTGACAATCTGGTCGATGAAGTGGACGAGAGGGAACTGTCCCGAATTTCAGAAGATTTGCTTAAGGGAATAAATGACGACCTTGAAAGCCGTAAAGAATGGATTGACGACAGAGCGCTTGGAATCAAGCTACTTGGACTCAAGATTGAAATTCCAGGACTGGGATCAGTTGCAGATGGCGCTCCCGTCGAAGGAATGTCCAAGGTTCGGCACCCTTTGCTTCTCGAAGCTGTGCTCAGATTCCAAGCGAACGCCCGATCCGAAATGCTACCTACAGATGGGCCAGTAAAGATTCGTGAGGACAATAACAATGCTACCCTCGACTCTGACCAACTCGCCAATGATCTTGAAAACGACATCAACCACTATCTCACTAGCACCGCGAAGGAATACTACCCCGATACGGATAGAATGCTATTCATGTTGGGCTTTGGTGGGACGTCATTCAAAAAAGTATATTTCTGCCCATTACGCAATCGTCCCGTCTCAGAATCCGTCGATGCAGACGACCTCATTGTCAACAATTCAGCCACAGACCTGACAAACGCCCGCCGCGTAACTCACCGAATTTCTATGCGGTCATCGACTGTTAA